AATTAGTGACGCTGCCGGATACCATAGAGCTTTATCAATAGCAATGAATCCTGACAAATTTGCCAACTTTTTTTATGAACAAGGCAAGTCTGAAGCTACGGAAGATGTGATACGCAAAACTAAAAATATAAATATGAGCGAGCGTAGAGCGCCTGAAGTAACTAACAAGGGAGGATTTCAAGTTAAGTCAGTTAACCCTGATTCGGGACGAGGCTTAAAAATAAGAAGTATTAAACGAAAATAAATTTTAAAAATTAATTATTATGGCAGGAGCAGTTCAAGCAACCCCTGGGTTTGCTTTACAACCGAGTGCAGAACAAGTACCATTAAGTACAAATTATATAAACAACTTTGATTTCTTAAATCAGTATTTACCTGATACATACGAAAAAGAGTTTGAGCGATATGGAAATCGTACAATCGCATCTTTCTTACGTTTAGTAGGAGCAGAGATGCCATCTAACTCTGACCTTATCAAATGGGCAGAGCAAGGAAGATTACACACTAAATATATTAACTGTGCTTCAGGAGCAGCAGCAGCTGCTGATACAGCTACTATTACTGTAAGTGATGCATTAGTACCTGGTACTGGAAGCATTGCAATAAGAGTAGGACAGACTGTTGTTATCTCTGATAATGCAGGAAGTGGAATGAATAAAGGTATTGTTACATCTGTAAATACAGGAGCAGGTACTTTTGATGTAGCTTATTATGAAGCAGCTGGACAAGTTGGCGGTACTGGACTCACAAGAACAGTATTCATCTATGGTTCTGAATTTAAAAAAGGAACTAGCGGAATGGTAGGTTCATTAGAAGCTGATGACGTTATTTTTGACAACTCACCAATTATCATCAAAGACAAATACGCTGTAAGCGGGTCTGACATGGCGCAAATTGGATGGGTAGAAGTAACTACTGAAAACGGAGCATCTGGATACTTATGGTATCTTAAATCAGAGCACGAAACTCGTCTACGTTTTGACGACTACTTAGAAACAGCAATGATTGAAGCTGTACCAGCAGAAGCTGCGTCAGGAGCAATCGCAGCTGGAGGAGATGTAGGGAACAAAGGTTCTGAAGGTATCTTCTATGCAGTTGAGAATCGTGGAAATGTGTGGGGCGGTGGAAACCCAGCTGCACTAGCTGACTTTGATGCAGTAATCTCTCGTTTAGATAAGCAAGGTTCTATTGAGGAAAATGTAATTTTCGTTGATAGAGAATTTAGCTTTGATATTGATGATATGTTAGCAGCTCAGAACTCTTATGGAGCTGGTGGAACATCTTATGGTTTATTTGACAATGACAAAGACATGGCATTAAACCTTGGATTCACTGGATTCCGTAGAGGATATGACTTCTACAAGTCTGACTGGAAATACTTAAATGACCCAACTATGCGTGGTGGTTTACCTACTGGAGCTAACTCAGGCCGTGTAAACGGACTATTAGTACCAGCTGGTTCAACTACAGTATACGACCAGATTTTAGGGAAGAATGCGAAGAGACCATTCCTTCATGTTCGATACAGAGCTTCTGAAACTGAAGACAGACGTTACAAAACTTGGATTACAGGTTCTGCTGGCGGTGCTGCAACTTCAAGCTTAGATGCTATGGAAGTTCACTTTTTGTCTGAGAGAGCTGTATGTACTTTAGGTGCAAACAACTTTTTCTTATTCCAAGAGTAATATTTTTACCAAGGGAGGTTTAACCGCCTCCCTTTTTTTAAATCAAATTAAATTTATATATAATGAAAAAAAACGCATTAGTAGACAAGGTCTACAAACTTACTAGAGATAGAGCCCCAATATCTTTTTTATTACCTTCTGGTGGCTCAAGAAGACAACCCTTATTACATTTTGATGAAGACAAAGGAATCAACCGAGTGTTGAGATATTCTCCTAACCAAAAATCTTGTTTTGAAGATGAGCAAGATGGACAGGTAGTTAGAGAGCCTATTGACTTTATGGATGGATTTTTAAGAGTTCCAAAAAACAACCCTGCACTGCAAGAGTTTTTGTATTACCACCCTTTAAACGGTAAAAAGTTTGTTGAGGTGAATGAAGAAAAAGATGCAGCAGCAGAGATTGAACAATTAAATATAGAAGCAGATGCGCTTATTGAGGCTAGAAAGCTTTCTGTAGACCAGGTAGAAACCATATCTAGAGTTTTACTTGGAAGAAACACAGAGCAAATGAGTACGGCAGAACTTCGTAGAGATATATTAATTTTTGTTAAGCGTGACCCTCATACGTTTTTAAAAATAATTAATGACCCTATGCTGAAACTACAGTCTAATGTGCAACTGTTTTTTGATAAAGGATTATTATCATTTAGAAATAAACAAAAAGAAGTATGGTTTAATACATCTACTAATAAAAAGAAAATGTTAACTGTGCCCTTTGGAGAAGACCCGATGTACATTGTGTCGTCATATTTACAAAGCGATGATGGTATAGAGTCTTTGAAGATGTTAGAAAAATTGCTAGAAGATTAGCAATTGTAGAGAGAGGTCAAAAATAATTGACCTCTTTTTTTTTGTTTATCTTTGTAAAAAAGAAAGCGATGATAAACGCTGTTAGAAATACAGTTCTTGCTATACTTAACAAGAATAATTATGGCTACATATCTCCATCAGATTTTAATCTATTTGCCAAGCAAGCGCAGCTAGATATTTTTGATGAATATTTTATAGCATACAATAGTCAGGTAAATAAAGAAAATGGTAGAGTATCTGGAACAGGATATGCTGATATTAAAAAAGGATACGAAGAAGTTATAGACACCTTTTCTGTTACGGCTAGTTTGTCAAGAAACATATTAAATGAATATAGTGTTCCTACAACTTCAACTACCGGTTCGGATTATTATTTGTTAAACAAAGTTTTAGTTTATAGTGTTGTTACCGCAGCTGGAATCACAACTTCTACAGGAGGAGGAAATACTGAGCTTATAGACAATACAGCTACTTTTCAAACAGATGGAATTGCAGCAGGAGATATAGTTTCTGTAATTCTTAATAACACGGTTGTTACTAATTTAAAAGTAACTTCAGTTACCAATCAGACCACATTAGTCTTGGATGTAGCTTCATTAACTACTGCAAATATTACATATGCTATTTATAAAAAAGTAAACTTAAAAAATGAAGCAGAGCAGGTAAACCATAGTAAAATTACAATGTTAAATAAATCTATGTTAACTGCTCCTAATATAACTTTTCCAGCTTATACTCAAGAAGGAGATGTTTTAACTTTACATCCAGACACTATAACTACCATAGGAAGAGTAGTATGTCAATATATTAGATATCCCAAAGACCCTAAATGGACTTATGTTTCATTGTCGGCGGGTGAGCCTATTTTTGACCAATCACAATCAGATTTTCAAGACTTTGAATTACCTCCTGATGACGTAAATAATTTAGTATCAAGAATATTACAGTACGCTGGAATGTCTATAAGAGAAATAGCTACTGTACAATTTGGTCAGTCAATAGAACAATTAGAAAACCAAGAACAATAGGATGGCATATTTATCACAATATCAATATTACGAAAATGCAGGCGGTACACCCTCTAATAAAAACTGGGGGTCTTATCAATATGTAAGTTTAGAAGATATAGTTAATAATTTTGAGCTTATGTACTCTGGCAATCATTCTTTAGTTAATAACGAAGAAAGATTTAAAATATTGTTTCATGCAAAAAGAGGTATTCAAGAACTAAATTATGATGCGTTTATGGAAATAAAAGCTTTAGAGTTAACGGTTTTTGATAATCTTACTTTTGTTTTACCAAATGACTATGTTAATTGGGTTCGTATTTCATTATACAAAGACGGATGGCTTAGACCTTTAAATGAAAATATTCAAGTAAACTCTGCTCAATCATATTTACAAGGAGCTGGAGGAACATTGACATTTAATTCTGACGGCACTGTAGTAACCGATATATCTACCTTAGATACAGAAAGAAAAAACGGACAGCAAAATAGTATTTATCTTAATCAAGAAAATGCAACTGACCAAATAGCATTAGATTCAGAATCTAATTGGTATGCAGATTATACCATTGGGGCTCGTTATGGTTTAAACACAGAAACTGCAAACTTTAACCCAACCTTTAGAATAGATAAAAAAGCAGGCGTTATAAATTTTGATTCCACTATGCTTAATGAAAACTGTGTATTAGAATACATTTCAGATGGAATGGAAGGCGGGGATGATTCACAGGTGTCGGTCAACAAACTTTTTGAAGATTACATTTATGCGCATATAGAGTATGCAATTTTAAATAGTAAATTTAATGTTCAAGAGTATATTATTAATAGAGCTAAAAAAAGAAAATCAGCTTTACTGAGAAACGCAAAAATTAGATTAAGCAATATTCATCCAGGTAAATTATTAATGAATTTACGAGGAGAGAATAAGTGGATAAAATAAAATGGCAAACATTCAAAGAAATTTTATACGAGGAAGGATGAATAAAAGCCTTGATGAAAGGCTTATCCCTAATGGAGAATATGTAGATGCTTTAAATGTAAGGCTGGGTTCTACTGAAGATTCTGAAATTGGCTCTGTTGAAAATTCAAAAGGTAACACTAAAGTTACTTCCTTACAGTTTAACAGCATACCTTTAAGTGCGTCAGCAAGATGCATTGGTGCTTACGAAGACGGTTCTAATAATGCGATTTATTGGTTTGTACACGACCCATCTTTTGTGGATGGTGACACTGGAAAATTAGATTTAATTGTTTCTTTTAATACTAAAACAAATACAACCACATATCACATAATTAGTATTGATGATGGTTTAGGTGTAAATACTACTTTAAATTTTAATCCATCTTTTTTAATAACAGGAGTAGATAGAGTTGGAGATTTATTGTTTTTTACTGATAATTTTAATCCACCTAGATTTATAAACATAAAAAGAAATTATCCTAATCCTATAAGTATAACTCCTGCTCCACCTACGCCCACGCCACCGACCCCTACTCCAGTGTTGACAAATGGATGGATATTTACATCTGGACAAACAAATATTGGAAGTAGTGATTTTTTTGGTATACATACGGGAACTTTAGCTGGATGCCCTACAAGCATACCATCTTTTGGTGTTGGAATTAGTCCAACAAACACTCAGATAAATTTACCAGGAGCAGATTGTTATCAAGCATCATTTTTTTCATTAACAAAGGGCTATGGTATTCAAGGGGTAGGAAATGTTTCTACACTCGCTTTAACACAGTTTAGCTTAGATACTGGAGGTAACTCTGGAGCTGGCAGAAATAGTATAGGCTTGATTAATGTTTCAGGAACAGGCAATCCAGGCAGTGGAAGTTTAAGTGGGACAATTACAGGAAGCGATGGAAGTAGTGGAACTTGGTCGGTAAGTTATGCTCCTGGAGATACATTTACAGATGGCAATGGTGCTAGTCAGCAGCCAGAATCAATTGGAGAGGTTACTATAAATGGATTAACATTAAGTAATAATGTTACATATACTATTAATACTTAAATATGGCATCATACTTAGACCAATTTTCTGAAGAATCTATATTAGTTGTAAAACAGCCACCGGTAAGTGCACCTACAATTCAACCTATAACTATAGCTGGTGAAGAGGATTTTTTAGAAGAGCGTTTTATATGTTTTGCATATAGGTATAGATACGAAGATGGCGAGTATTCAGCAACCTCACAATTTACAGAGCCTTCTTTTATTCCTAATGCATTTGAGTTTAGTTTTAATAGCTACCTTAATGAGGGAATGACCAATTCAACTAATGCTTCTATTATTACTTTTAATTCAGGAGGCCCTTTGGTTGTTGGCATTGATTTGTTATTTAAAGAGGCTAACAATTCTGTAATTAAAGTTATAGAAAAATTAGATAAGTCTAATTTGGGATATGCTAACAATCAAAATTACACTTACACTTTTAGTAATAGTAAAATATTTACAATTCTTCCTGAGTCAGAAATATTAAGACTCTATGACAATGTACCTCTCTTTGCTCAAGCTCAAACAGTAATGGGTAATAGACTTATATATGGTAATTATATAGAAGGATATGATTTAGTAGACGTAAATAAAGCTCCAGTAAAATTTGAATATACAACTAATTTAATTACTGAAGATATAGGGGATGAACTATTAACTAGCTCCACTCAAAGCGGAACTTACAGCGGTCCTTTTACAGGAACTATACCTAACTCTGTAATGGTTTTTGATTTAGCTGGAGTAGAATTAATTGCTGGAGCATCAATTACATTAGATTTAACAATACAGCATAATTCATGGACAGGTGTTGCGCCTTTTCCTACAGAAACAACTTCTAATGTAAACTTAACATTTAATTATATTTTTCCAACATCTTACAATTCTGTTTATGAATTAGCCACAAGCACTGACTTTGTAGAGAGAGTGGGTACGGTAGCCAATATTCAAACAGTTGCAAACTCGTGTAATGGAGACACTTTTACAGACTATATTAATTGTGAATTACCATTAAATTTAGACTCAAACACAAAATTTGCTAGTGGAATTACAAATACTAATGCTCCATTATCTATTATATCCACACCTGGTAGTACTGAAATAGGTATTCAGATGATATCAATGGTTTATGTGGATGATGTAAACACTCCAACTGTAAGTTATAATGAATATTATTCTATAAGTTTTTCAGAGGCAAGATATCAAAAAATAGCTAACCCAACTAGCCTTCATAGTAATAGAGGATATGAAGTTGGTATAATATATATGGATGATTATAATCGTTCGTCTACGGCTCTTGTAAGTCCAAATAACACCGTTCAAATACCATGCTCTAACTCTTCTACAAAAAACTCAATACAAGTAACCATACCTACTACACAAAGAGCTCCTTCATGGGCTACAAGATATAAGTTTTGTATAAAGCCAGATGAGGACACTTATGATACAATATATAGTAATGTTTACTTTGAAGACCCTGGAAGTAACGCTGCTTATTTTTTATTAGAAGGAGAGAGCGCATCTAAAGTTACTGATGGAGACAGGCTTATAGTAAAAGCAGATATTAACGGCCCTACTCAAAACTGTGTATTTACAACTGTTTTAGAAAAAGAAGTACAAAATGAAGGGTTCTTAACAATTCCTACTGGTCAACTTGATTCAGCTGGAGAATCTATAGATGTGTTTGTTCCTTCTGGGCCATACATGAAATTAAACCCAAATAATTTTTCTATAGTAACTGACACTAGCACTGGAGGTCCTTTTGTAGTTCCTGGCCCTCGTGAAAATACAGCAAAAAGAAGGAGAGAAAATCCTTTAGTTAATTATCCTGTAAATATTTTAAACCCTGGAGGAACAGGTAGTAATTCTTATATTGATTATACTATACCCGCAGGAGCTAGAATAAAAATAGAAATAACTCAAAAAAGAACAGGTAGAGGTAGTTGTGATGCTCGTTCAAATGTATTTAAAGGTGATTTTGTAGCTAGCCAGCCTCACGCTAATTTTGAACAGTGGTGGACTAATGAAAATATTTCTACTTTTCTTGTTGATGACAGTATTACAAATCCTTCAAATTATACAAATGTAGTTCTTGCCTCAACTAGTGGTAATGGAGACCCTACTGTGTCAGATATAACTACATCAGATTTAACTAATTATTACAGGTTTTATACAAACACAGCAACTGGTCAAACATTTTTAATGGTTACAGGACCCGATGCGTGTATTCATGCTTCAACTCAAAAACCAAGGCAATCTACGGTTACTGTAAATATAGAGGTTGTTAGATTTTCAAGCACTATTGCTTTTGAAACAATCCCAGCAGATGCGCTTCCAGATGTTTGGTATGAAAATAATTTATCATTAGAAATAGGAGGTAATGGTGGTCACACTGGAAATGTACAAAATCAAGATTTTTCTACTTCGCAACCAGCAATAATAAACACAGAATTTTTTAATTGTTTTGCTTTTGGAAATGGCGTAGAAAGTTATAAGATAAGAGACTCTATAAGCGGAAAACAATTCAATTTAGGTAACAGAGTTACTTCTACTTCTGCTATAGATTATAAACAAGCAGACAGGGTGTCTGACTTAACATACAGTGGAGTATTTAACGATGAAACAAATGTAAATAAGCTTAATGAGTTTAACTTAGGGCTTCTTAATTTTAAACCACTAGAAGAGTCGTTTGGTTCTATACAGAAATTATTTGCCAGAGAAACTGATATACTTACTTTACAAGAAGATAAAATATCTTATGTATTAAGAGGAAAAAATTTATTGTCAGATGCAGCTGGGACTAGCACGCTAACATCAGTGCCTGAAGTATTAGGATTACAAATAGCAAGAATAGAAGATTATGGTATTAGTTTTAACCCAGAAAGCTTTTCTTCGTTTGGTCCTGATAAGTTTTTTACCGACTCAAAACGAGGAGCTTTAATACAATTAAAAGGCTCTAATTATCAAAATGAACAACTTAGTGTTATTTCAGAAACCGGTATGCGAGGCTGGTTTAGAGATTTATTTATAGACTATCCTAATACTCAAAAGCTTGGTGGATTTGACCCATACATGAATGAATATGTTCTGGCTTCTAATCAAGTAAAACTTCCTGAAGTAATTGTGCCTTTATCATGTGGTGTAAGTAAAAACTTAACTGTTTCTGCTTCTACTCCTGACACATTTACGGTTGATATGTCAGAGCTTGTAGGAACATCTACAGTAAGCTACACAATACCATTTGAAGGAAACGATAATATAATTACTGAATTAAATTCACTTGATGTTATAACTGAAGGCGATATTAATATAGTGAGTGAAAATCCAGTATCTGGGACAGCATATGTTATTACTGTAGTATATAATGGTAAAACTTATAGTTCTGGAAATGTATTTGTAAGCGGGTCATTTACTTTTCCTAAAGATGTTGTAAATGTAACTGAAGCAATTGTAACTGTTTCTACATCTAATGTGTCAGCTGATACTGTAGAGGTTACAGTTTCATGTCCAGTTGCTGATGTTATAACAATATACAATGTGGCAATTACAGGAAATAATGAAGCTGGTCAATTAATTCACAATCAATATAGATGGACAGACGGAACATTTATATCTCCTCCACATAGCCGTCTTGTTACATTTGATTCAGGCACATCACAACCTTTAGTTTCTCAATATGATTTAACAATTGGGTCACAGGGAGCTGGTGTAATACCAGGGGATGGAGCGACAGTTACTATATCAAGCGTTAAAGAAACAGGAGATAATTTCGTGTTTGACCCAACTAAAAATAAATTTAAATATTTAAGAACTAATTCATTATATCAAAATAATACAACAGATATAAATGCGTTGTTAGCAGCTGCTACTACGGCTACACCAATTATAACCACTGGAGCTCCTTCTTTATATTCGGCAAACTTTGTTATGCCTAATACCGGAAGTAACCTTTATATAATTTGGGATTATAGAAATTCGTCTTCTGAAACTCTTTGCTATTCTACGTCAACCATTCAGGATGCTTGTTGTAATTGTGCTCCAACACCTACGCCACCACCTACGCCTCCTACGCCTCCTACACCTCCTACACCTCCTACACCTCCTACACCTTCAGGATTATATTATACATATAACTCTTGTGATACAAATTATTCTGCGGTAAGTGTATTCTTATCAACACCGCCTACGCAAACAGGAGATAGAAGATATAGTTTTTCAACAAACTCTTATTATATTTACGATGGAAATGCCGGAGCCTCAACACCTGTAAACTCAGTTCAAGTTTTACAATTTACAGGACAAGTGGGATGTCCGCCCGTTTCTAATTGTTACGCACATAATGTGCTTTACAGCGCAACAACAACTTGTGAGGGGACTCAAGGCCTTTATTACACAGATAATAATAATTGGTGTAGCTCAACAAAGTTGTTTGTAAATTCAAACGCTTGTAATTCAAACGATTCAAGTGGTTACGCACCGGCAGGATATTACACATTCCCAATATCTGGAAGTCAAGAATATAGTTATTGGAACGGAAGTTCATTTAGCCAAATGTGTACTCCATGTTAAAATAAAAAATAAAATATAATGGCAACACCAGGGACATATTATTTCGATTCATCTAGCTTTAGCACTGCAACGTCTTTGTATACTGATGAAAATCTTACTACTTGCGCAGCAGATGGTATATATGCTCTTGGCACAGTTGTTAGAAGACAGGTCAATTGTGTTTTAGAAATTGTAGAAACTTGTCCTAGTTGTGTTTTTTATACTTACAATAAAACCACAGCCAAAAGCTCATCAAGTTTAGCTTGTGCTGAAACCACTTCAAGTAATTTATATTTTAATACATCTAGCCCAGCTAATGGAGATGTAGGGTATACAGATACAGGGCTAACAACTCCTTTTGTTGGCGGAGATAGTGTGTATGGTTTAGACCAGTCTACTACTTCTCCTTCATTTAGCGTTGTAATAAGCAACACAGGAGTTTTGAGTAGTAAAACAACTTGCGTTGCTCCAACACCGCCTACGCCGACTCCTCCAACGCCACCTACTCCTACGCCGCCTACGCCGCCTACGCCGCCTACGCCTCCAACGCCTACGCCGCCTACGCCGCCTACGCCGCCGTCTTATAATTATTACTCTGCCGTACCATGTACAGGAGGAGCTACTGTTTACTTTAGGACTACTGGCTCATATAGCGCAGGAGAATCTGTAAAAATAGATGCATATGGAAACACTTGTTATGAAGTTGTAAGCGGAGGTGCTCCATCAAATACTAATGATGTTACTGCGGCTTATGCAAATTGCACAGCTTGTTTACCAGCGCCGACACCGCCGACACCACCGCCGACACCACCGCCGACACCACCGACACCACCAGTAGGGTCTTTTACTATATACACTAATTCCTCTACAGGAACTAATCCTTTGCAAGGATGGTCTTCTTCTACTGCTGCTTGTAACGGAACAGGCGTTCCTGTTACTGTTTATAATTCAGCAAACCACTCAACAGTACAACAAGCTTATAATGCAGGAAATGCTTTATATGTTGACTCTGGATTAACTACTTTATATAACGGAGGCAATACATATTTTACAGACTCAAACTCGGGAGGTAATTATTTTCAAGTAGGACCAAGTGGATTTATATTTACATTTTCAGCCTGTCCAGCTCCTACCCCGCCGACTCCTCCGACTCCTCCGCCGACTCCTCCAACTCCTGCTCCAACTTACTATAGATTTGAAAACTGTAGTACTTCACAATTCGTATTTCAAACTATGAATTCAGCGCCTGCTTCTAATGCAAGGTATTTTAATGGATTGCAATATTTTAGATATACCGGAGTATCAACAACATTACCAGGAAGTCCAATAGTTACCAATTTAACATTTGTAGGTCAATTTGGATGTCCATAAATTAAATTAAATTAACATGAATGAAATTAAAAACTTTTTAAACAGAGAAGAGTGTTTAGAGTTAATAAAAATGATTGATAAAAATCATCACCCTTCTTCAGTGGTAGAGGGAGGTGATGATGTTAGCTCATATTCTTCTAACAGAACATCTAGCACTTGTAATTTAGACCATACTAATCCTTTAGTAAAAAAAGTTCATAATAAAATAGCTAATTTTTTAGGTTTAGATGTTTTGAAAGGTGAGCATTTGCAAGGACAATTATATGAAGAAGGACAATATTTTAAATTACATCAAGATTTTTTTTCAGGACCAGCTTATGATAAACATTGTTTAGCTTCAGGAAATAGAAGTCATACTTTAATGGTTTATTTAAATGACGATTTTGAAGGAGGTGGTACAAACTTTTCAAATTTAAAAACAATTGTAAACCCCGAAGAGGGTAAAGCGGTAGCTTGGCAAAATATGTCTGAAGGAAAATGTTTGGATGAAGCTTTACATGAAGGTATGCCTATTACAAAAGGGAAAAAATATATTATAACTTCTTGGTGGAGAGAAAACATTTGGAATGGTGCAGAGGATGCAATGATGTATGTTAACAAATCAAAGGTTGATTTAAAAACTTCTCAGATTCCCAAGCTAACTTCAAAAGGTTTTAAGGTTATTAAGTGTCCCTCAGAAACTTGGAACTTAATAAAAGACTCTTATGAATTACTTAAAGATAAAGCTGTTCCTGAAAATTTTGAAGGTAAAGAAGTATTTATACCCACAGGAGATAGTGAAATGTTGTCTTTTGATAGCCTTCCTTCTATAAGAACATTAATACATACGCAACTTTTACCAATCCATGAAGAGTTTAGCGGAGTAAAACTTGAGCCTTCAGCAGTGTATGGTATTCGTTCTTATACTAAAGGAGCTACCCTAAAAGCTCATGTAGACAGGATAGAGACTCATCATATTTCTTCTATTATAATAGTAGATAAAGATTTAAGATGCGGATGTCAAAACAAAGAATTCGGAGATGATTGGGCTTTAGATATACAAGACCATGAAGGTAGTTGGCATAAGGTATATGCCGAGCCAGGAGACATAATTCTTTATGAATCTGCTATCTGTGAACACGGAAGGTCACAACCTTTTCAAGGTAAATATTATAGAAACTTTTTTGTTCATTATAAAATTATATGAAACTACATTTTCTTGCTCCAAACAACCAAGCCAAATGGCCTGAAAAATGGAAAGTTTGTTTAGAAAGCTGGCAAAAAAATTATACTTCTATAACAATATGGGATGATAATGATATAGATAATTTTATAAAACAAAACGACCCAGAGTTTTTTAAAGTTTTGTTAGGCTTACATAAAATTTTTAAGCTTGACTATGTCAGAGGGTTAATATTAGAAAAAATTGGAGGAGCATATATAGATATAGATGTAGAATTAATATCACCATTTATTCATCAATTAGATAAAAATAAAATTTATATTATTGGAGCGTCAGCTGGAGATGAAGTGGTTCAGAATAGCTTGATGGTGTCGCAACCGTCAGATTTTTGGAAAAGTTTTTTAACATATTGTAGACATAATATTTTAAAAAATTTAGAAGACGCAAAAACTTATCCAGATTTAATTGAAGATTTAAGGGGGACTATTGTAAGAAAAACCGTAGGGCCAATTGCTTTGTCTAATTTTATATCAACAAGTAACATTAAAGTAGAAATACTTCCAGCTAACTTATTTAACAATTCACACGGTATTTGTTTTACTAAGCACCATCAAACGGGCATATGGGGCTTTATAGATTAACCCTAATAAAATTTTGTAAATTTGTACTTAAATCATTTAATATGGCAAAGAATTACACTTTAACATACAGTGAAAAATCACAAGGGTTTCCCTCTTTTTATTCTTACGTTCCTGATTGGATGACAGGTATGAATAATTATTTTTATACTTTTTATGGTGGGAATATGTACAGACATAATGTAAATGAAACCCGTAACAATTATTATGGGGCTCAATACAACTCTACTATTTCAAGTGTATTTAATGAAAACCCTTTAGAAAATAAAATATTTAAAACCATTAATTTAGAATCTAACTCAGCTTGGGCAGCTACATTGAAGTCTGATATTGAAACAAGTGGTTTTATAGAAAAAACATTCTTTGTAAAAAAAGAAGGAGCGTGGTTTGCTTTTGTAAGAAATAGCGGAGAGATACCCGCTGGCACTGATGAGTTTGTATTGCGCTCTGTAAATGGTATTGGTCAATCTCAAAGCATTACAGGCACAAATGCTGCGCCACAAATTAATTTTTCAACTTCACCTTTAATATCTATAGGAAGTATAGTGAGTGTAGGTGATGTGGTTTATTTTGCACAACCACCCTATACAGTTCCTCAGCTAGGGGGCACAGTAACTTCAATTAATGTGGATTTGCAAACCTCCACTAATAACCTAATATTAGATGCTACAGTAACGGGAGCTGTAAGCCCTATACCCATACAGAATCCTTATATAATGTTTGTTAAAAATGCAGTGGCAGAATCCCATGGTATATTAGGGCATTATTGTGATTTTACATTAACCAATAGCGATACCACAGCTACGGAGCTATTTGCAGTAGAGTCGGAAGTAATGAAAAGCTATCCCTAAAATTAGTATCTTTGTAGTTAAATGAGTGTAGAAGCTTTGCCTGTAGAAATAATAAGCAACATCACTACCTATAGAGGTATGATGTGGGATAAGATTGCAGAGTTTTCTAAACGATTAGAAAAACTGCAAGGTGTTGTAACACACAAAGCTGGAGAAGTTCAATCAAAAGAGATGCAAGAGTTTTTTCCTTTGAAGCAACACATTGAAGGTGGTTTATATACTCGTGAAATTTTTATGCCTAAAGGTTCTTTTGTAGTAAGTATGATTCATAAACAAAACCATCCGTCTTTTTTACTTCGAGGTAAGGTTTCTTATTTGGGAGATGATGGAGACATAAACACTATAGAAGCTCCTAAAACCATATTTACTAAGACAGGAGCTCAGAGAGTTTTATATATACATGAAGACACTGATTGGTGTTGTGTGTATAAAACAAAAGCAAAAACATTTGAACAAGCAGAGGCTGATGTTTATACTAATAACTATAAAGATTTGCCTAAAAAAACTATTAATAAAATAAAAAAATTATGGCAGGAGTAGGATTTGCTATAGCTGGTACAGTTTTAGCGGCAGCAGGGGTTACACAATCTTTCATTCAAGCTGGAAAGCAGAGTAAGCTTAGAAGAGAAGCTGAAGATGAAGCAGCTAAATCGTTAAAAGAGGCTGAAAAAATATTAGGCGTTAATAAGCTAGAAGGCATTTCAGCACCGCTAAGAGCCTATGAAGAGGCTAGACAAGGTATAAGGCAGGCCGGAGCTCAAGCTTTACAAGCAGGTGCTGAAGGAGAAACAAGAGGAGCGGCAGCTACAGCAGGAAGAGTTTTGATGGGAGCCCAAAAAGGCGAACGAGAAATATCAGCAAAGCAAGAGCAGGAGATGTTGAGATTACAGGAGTTAGCTGCTAGAGAAGATGCAAGACTACAGTCAGGCTTAGCTAATTTACAATTAGCTGGAGTAGCGGGTGCGCAGCAAGCAGCAAGAGATGCACAAATGGCTGAAATGCAAGCAGTAAGCCAAGGTTTTGAAGGGTTAAAAAAATTAGGAGGGACAGTTGTAGATTATAAAAATGAATTAGTTCCTTTATTTAAAAGACAAAAAACTACACCCGCAGGAATAAATGATTTTTCTAGTTTTGGAATGGATACAATGTCATCATTAAATATGCCTGCTTTGGGCATGAGTAATGCTCAAGACTTTCAGCGGTTTGTAAACCCTGCTGTTCCAATTGATTTTAGTCCCAAAAAAATAATTGATGTTTATGACCCTGCCAATTATGTGAATCCACTTAATCAATAATATATTATGGCAAAGACATATGTAGGCTATGTAAAAAGAGAAGTTGCTAATGAAATAGATTGGTCTTCTATTGGCAGTGGTATAAGTGATATGCTTCTCGCAGAAAAAAAATCTAGAGAAGATAAGAAAAAAGAAATAGATGATGCTTCCAGAGAATTCGCTAAGGTTCTTACTGATGCAGAGGGGAGTGGACACACTGGATTAAACCAGTTTTTTTTAGATGGCGCTAATAGTATTCAAGAGGTTCGTCTTATGCAAGACAGGCTACTAAGAAGCGGTCAGTTAAGATTAAAAGACTACAATGTACAAAGGCAAAATGCTATTGATGGTACAAATGAAATGCTCTCATTAGTTAAAGAGTATGACACCAAGTACAAAGAAAAAATGGAGCGTCTTCAAAAAGGAGTTAGTGCTGCTCAAGAACAGTATTTAATGGAACAGATTGAAGGATTCTCTAACTTTCAAAACCACAGGTTATATGTAAACCCTACCAATGGACAGTTTAGTATTGGAAAAACAGTTCCTGGCAAAGGAGGTATAAATGAGTTGAGTAGAAATCCTAATGATTTTTCTACTATGCAAGCGCTTCGTAATAGGCTCAACATTAAGATAGATAAATACGACTGGAATAAAAATTTACAGCAAGGAGTAGATAATTTAGCTAAAATAGTGATAGCTAAAAATGCGAAAGGTATAAAAACAGAGGAAGACGCTAGACAACTTGGCGCCTCGTACGATACTGCTAAAGCTAATTGGATAGATTCAATGATGACCAATTCTACGAACGTAGGTAGTATGCTTACGGATTGGATTGGTGGGTATGGGTTTGATATAGACCCAAAAGTGACTGCGGCAGATGATAAAAAAATACTTTTAGTGCCTGACCCTAGACAGCCAAGCTCTGGAAACTTAGTCCCTAAATTATCAGAAGCACAAGAAAAGGTTGTTAAAGATAGATTAAATCAAGAGTTTGAAAGCAGAGTAGATAAGATTCAAACGGCTTTGCCTGTGCAAAGACAAGCGCCTTTAAGTGCTGGAGAAAGAACAGCTCAGCAAGAAGGAGAAATAGGGTATGGTTTAGCTTTAGACCTTACATCTGGAGGTAGTATTTTTGGAGAGTCTTTAGAAAAAATTAAAGCTAACAACAATGCTATAGATAATGTTTACGAGACAGACACTTCATATGTTATTCAATACAAAGACGGGAGCGAAGACAAGACTATCAATAAAATAATGAGAGATGGTGTAGAAGCAAGAGAAGAAACTGCTGTTTCTTTAATGGCTGCTGTTAATCCTAACTACGATGCCACAAAAGCAGAAACTGCTAAGCAAAGATATTTAAAGTCTAACAAAATAGGAGAGAGAAAAGAAAAAGATTTATCCGGAAAAAGAACGGCGATATCCTCTCAAAACTCTAGCACATATCAAACTAAATCGGAAGTAGCTAAAGGAGATAAAGGTGTTTCTATTTCAGAACAAATTGAAAAACTTCCACGCCCAGATGAAGATAATTCTAACCAAGTTTTAGATGTTATAAAAGATATTTATCCTTTGCCTGGCACTGAATCTTATATTAATCAAATACAAGTAACGGGAGTAGGGACTGGAACGCAGGATGTTTTAAATTTTAAACTACCTCCAGAGTTTATTCCTTTTGTTCAAGATTTATCAGGAGTAACAAAAGGTGAGGGTAATAACATAAAGATTGATTATGATGCCGACAAAGATAAAGCTACATTAAGAAATGTTATTGACGGAATCATAGCGGGTATGTATGATATATATAATAAATCAGACGCAAGAAAAACCCCTGAGGATAACCCTGATGCTGTGCCTGCTGAATCAGGGACGACAACAGGAACGACAACAGGAACAACGGCTCAAGGAAACCTAGATGTTTTTGGTAATCCCAAGTAAAAATATACGATGGATAAAATAAAATCTCTTTATGAATCTTATATAGCAGAAGGTGTTATAAGCCCTTCCACTACATTAGAACAATTTACTAGCGCCAATGAGGAGCAGCAGTCTACTCTTTATAATCAAGGAATACAGGCTAATATTTTAAGTCAAGACACTGGCTTTGATTTATTTAAGTCAGCGTGGGATTTAAAAAAAAAAGAAGATACGGAATTGCCATCGCCGGTTGGTTCTTTGGTGCAACCAGAACCTGTTGAGGAAGATAGCGAAGCTTTTAAAAAGTTTAAAGCCAATGCATTGGAAATGGCAAGTGGCATCGCTAGAATACCAATGTTTGTTGCTGAAAACGCAATCAACGCAGCCACCGCTTTTAACCCTGAGCTGCAATCTTATCTTGATGAATTACCTTTAGAAGAAAGAGAAAATTTTATTTCCAGCATAGCTAATGCTCAAGGAG